CGCCATCTGATACAGTTTTATATATGTCAATGCATCAGCAGTATTTAAAGCTTGTGATGCAGCACTGTATCCTGCTGTTTTAGCAAAAGAGGATAATCGGCTTTGCTTTTCAGACTCAGGTTCAACATAACCTCTCTCTTTTCTTATATCTTCCCATTTTCTTTGTTGGGGATTTGGATTTGCAACCAAAAACCCTTCACTCCTCAATTTGTTTGCATTATTTTGTACCGGATTAGAAAAGGAGCGTACCTTTTCCTCACGCTCCTTCTTTATTTCTTCCCATGATTTAGCCATGCTATATCACTCTCCTTGTTTTGAGATAGTACCATAGTCCTTTAATATTTTTATTACCGTTGCGTATTCATCATCAGTCAAATACGCTGCATTTTCTTTCAACCATTCAGACGCATTAGGAGCTTGCAATGCACTACTTACAATAGCACGAATATTATTTTGTCTTTCTATCTCTTGTGCTTCTGCTTCCCTTGCTTCTAATTGCCCCATAACAGTGTTGGGATAATTATCTTCTACGGCATTAAAGTACCTATCCCACTTACTGTCTTCTCGTGCTAATGCATCTTGTTGCTTGTCATATTCAAATTTTTCCTTTGATAGCCCGTGATTAGCCCAAGATATAGAATTTCTTATTGCATCCTGTTCTGTCATATAATTAAAGTCCCTTACATCAATATCTTTCCGCCAGTCAAATTCGCTCTGCCTATAGTCATTATCTAATTTATTAAGATAGTTTTGGTAGTTAAAATCTCTCTGTCCTATTTCACTGTCATAAGCTGCCCTTGCCCTATCGACATCTGCGTTGTATTTATTGAGATAATCTTGATAATTGAAGTTTGTACTCCGCCAATCCGCATCATACATTGACTTTGCCCTATCGACCTCTGCGTTGTATTGATTGAGATAATCTTGATAACTAAAATTCCTTTCGCCTAAATATCTGTTATAAGCGTTTTGCTCTAATACAGGAATCATGTCGGCTGTTTTTTTTGCATACGCCTGTTGTGCTTGAGCATTGGCAGCAGCAGCAAAGCTCGATGGCATACCTCCCGTTAAAGCCGCAGCTCCGGCAAGCGACCTCTCTCCTGCGCTCTGTCCTTGCCTTGCGAATTGCTCTGCGTATTGCTTGTATATATTGTCATTTTCAGCATTATAGCTGAAATCCTTATAGTTAAAAGGCTTATACTCCGGCATATTTAATGTAGGCGTATTTCCACTATACGGCTTGTATTCAGGCAAATTAAGAGGCTGATAATAATACGTTTGCTGATATCCTTCGATGTTTGTGCCTTGTGCGTTCATGTCTGCTATTTTAGCATTTCTTTGAGCTTCATATTGCCTTGCTAAGCTTGCATTACCCGATTGAATTGCTTGATTAATCAAAGCTTGATAATTAGTATCTTTATCGTATGTTATTTTTGCCATTTAATCACTTCCTTTCTATGTGGATTGTATCGCACTATTTAAAGCAGTTTTTAAGTTATTAAAATACCACGCATAAATATCATCTCCGCTTTTAATTCCTAAAAGCTCAGTTGATATTCCTGAACCAATATCATTTATTGCATTAACCGCTTCTAAAAATATCCACGCATAAAACGGTTTATCTTTACCAATATAAGTTGAAGATGTTGTAAATGAATATGCAGACAATCCTTTAGCAATTCTTACCTCGTTTATCTTGCTACAAAATGCAAGCCATTCAGCAGGAGTAACATTAAAACCGCTTCCACTTGTTTTAGGATAATGCCATTCCCACAATTCAGCCGACAAAGTTGTTGCATAATATCCAGCCCAATTGGAATCTTCATAACCTGTACCGCCTACTTTTATCTCGATAAAATATTGAGTGTTAGGTTGTAACCCAGAAAAAGTAAATGTTCTTCCTGATGATGATTGTTGATTACCTCCATTTATTCTTGCATAGTATGTAGTTGCACCTGTTACTGGATTAATTGTAACAGATATAGAATTTCCTGTTTTAACTGTTTGTGTTGTGTCTAAAGTTGGAGTTGGTAATTTAGGTAAACTTAAAGTTGTCACTCTTTTTTGCAAATAATCTAAAAATTCATGAGTTTCTGTATCATAAATCTCTGCTCGTATTAAATAGCTTGTATTGGGTGATAATCCTGTTATATTTATACTCGATGAGGTTACTACTGGCTCATCAATTCCTATTTGAGTACCACCTCTAAACCAAACAACCCTTAAATATTCGGGGTAATTCGGGTCAAGTCCTGACAGAGTTGCACGTACTGAATTAGCTGTAATGTTTGAAAATGTAAGAGTGGCATTTATAGCGGGGCTTTGTGAAGTTTGGCAAGCCACACCTTCGCAATTTTGACAAGTTTTTTGGCAAGATGTCTGACATGTTTGACAACCTAAACAAGTTAGACATGATGGCATACAGGTTTCGCAAGTAGTACAATAAATTTCACAGTTGCCGCATTGTTCACATTGTTCACAAAGACCACAATCAGCAGGGCTGATTAAACCGTCTAAATTTATACCATTTTCACCTAAAAAAGAAGGTATCTTAATAAAATCATTACTCATTAAATCACCTTCCTGCCCGCTCTAAAATAAATGTTTTTAAATAACTCATTTTTTTCATTGCCTAACACATTACAAATTCTTATAGCTTCATCAAGTAATATTTGTTCCCAAAAGCAGTACATATCAGGCATTTTGTTTAAATCCTTATTCCATAAATAATTATTTGCAACACAACCACCATCGCATATTTTATCAAATTTACAATCTTTGCAATTATTTAATCCATAAACTTTTTGAGAATTAAACAATGAGGCAAGCTGTTTTCTTTTTTCTAAATCTTCGCCGTTATAAATATCTCCTATTAAAAATACATCATCATTTGTCACCATCTCTTGACAAGCATAAATTTTCCCATTAGGAGATATGCTCGCACCGGAGCCTGTACCTAATCCACATTTATGACTAAGATAAGGTCTGTCCAAATTCTTTTTATAAGCATTGTTAATTGCAAGTATTTTAGGAAATATTCTATCTAAATTGTTTAAATGTACTATTTTTCCTTGCCTTGCATTTTCAATAAAGTAATCAGCAAATAAAATTACTTGTTCTTTTAATTTGCTTTTTTCTTCCTCTGTCCATTCATCAAATACATTAGGAGTAAAAAACATATTATTGTATCCCTGTTCAACTGCAAATTTCATATTATCGAAAGTTAAATGAGCAGTAGGCTTATGGATTGTTGCCCTAAAAGTCGTATTAGGATAATACTTCAATATCATCGGTATCTTATCTATTAGCATATCAAAGCTGCCTTTTCCGCTATGAAAAGGCCTGTTTATATCCTGCGTTTCCTGGTCACCATCGATAGAGAATAGCAGTCCGATGTTATTTTCTTTCATAAAATTCAGCTTTTCTTCTGTCATTAGAATACAGTTACTTGTAATGCTCAGATTAAAGGGCTCCTTGTATTCCTCTCTAATATATTTTGTAAGCGGGACAATCACACTATCCCACTCAAGTAAAGGCTCACCACCGAAAAATGTTATGTTCGGAGTATAGCCTGTATCCTTTGAGTTTCTAATTAAAAACTTTGTAGCATCCAGGGCAATATTAAAGGGCATTTTTTCAACATTCTGATTTACAAAGCAGTAAGGGCATTTCAAATTGCATTGATTTGTAAGTATAAAAAAAGCTGATGTTATCTTATGAAATCCTACATAATTATTTAGACATTCCATGACATCACCTATGCAAACTTAGCAACAACGCCGTCAACGTCACCATAAAACCTTGCATCGGACATTATGTGTATTGTTCCGCCTTTGGCCTCGATTGACATATTTCCGCCTGCCTCGATTTTAATAGCAACTCCTGGCTGAGATTTAAAAAATACCCTTTGTTTATCTTCCTCCTCGGTACCTGCCCCGTTATCATCATAACTTATATACCCTTTCATATTTACAGGTATAGTGCTATCTCCGGTACCACTCACACCATTGTAGATATAGTAAGCAGCTCCACCGTTTCTTCCCTGGCCTGTAGCATAAAACATACCTCCGATAATATCAGGACTTAGGATTTTGGTCTGTCCGATGTAAGTGCTTTTGATATAGTCAGGTACGGTAGCATCACTTCCATCCTGGCCATCTACGCCGTTTATGCCTATGAATTGGTACCCAGGCTGCCACGTTATACCACCATCCCAACTTTCTCGCCTGTATATATCGCCTTCAATATAGTTTGTATGCCAATTTTGATTATCGCTTGAGTATTGATACTGAACCACAGGCTCAGTCCAAATTATATTCCCGCCTAACAATATACTGCCAAGCATCTGAACATTGCCCTCTCCATCAACAAGGAAAGCATTGTTTATATTAATATGCCCTCCATGAATAAACAAATTGCCTTGTTCGTCAACGGTTATAAGGCTTGCAATGTTAAGCGTTCCGTTCATTATGACATTACCTTCTCCATCAACAAGAAAAGCATTGTTTATATTGATATTTCCGCCTTTAAGATTTTTAGCCGTGATATTATTGGCAAATATTGAATTAAAATTTTCAGCTGACAAATTTTGCAACACATAATCAAGCTCTTTCCTAAGCATATTATAGCTATCTGCAAGGATTTCAAATTTCTGCTCTAAGGTAGTTGCGTTGCTGTAATCAGGTACAGGAATATTTATCGCCATACAACGCCACCTCCCACGATTTTTTTCTGTATACTGTAAACCTCAGCATATTTATTGCCTTGTATTTTTATCTTGATTTCACTCACGGCATTTATGCTTATCGGTATATTTTTGACCGTATCGCTGTCGTATCGATATACAGCAACTCTTTTAAAAGGCTTTCTATCCTCCGATATAAAGACCTCGATTTCAGTATCATATTCTGCATAGATTGAAGCGTAGAGGGTAGTATTTTTCTTGTTTACCTTTCCTATTTCACTTAAATCTGTCAATGTAAACTGCCATTCGAATTCTTCTTCTCCGGAGTTAAACTTATAAACCTTGCCATCTGCGGCCAGGCAATAAAGGATATTACCTTCCTGAGCAAAGTCCACCGCCTGCAAGTCATCCTCCCGCCACCATAATTGTGACAGCGTATCAAGCACATAAAGATTGTATTCAGCACCGTTATACAGGCTCAGATATAAAAACCTTCCGTTAGTCCCTGCAACGCCGCTTACATAATTTTCATTTAGATTGAGTGATATGTTTGAAGCTTGCCCTCCACCATACCTAAATACCCCTTGCCTATTCAGCATATATAGAATTGAATTGACCTCAACTAATGAGTTATTCTCGGTAGTTCCCGTTTTGCTAACTTCAATAACAGTAAAATTCGATGGTTTTTGACCGTATAACTCATGATGATAGTTCTCTTTGAGTGCTATAACATGATTTTGGTACTCAATACAGCCCTTAAATTCGCCAGGAGAAGCAACATCCACAGCATAAGCTCCTACCTCTGAGGGATTGCCGTCTGCATCTATAAAAGTTGTCCAGTCTTGGATATTACCAAGAGCGCAACCATAAATCGTAGAGCCTTTTACTCCAAACACTCTATTGTCATGGACACATACATAATCAATATCCGGACAACTCCCTGCTTCGGGATAAGTTTCACCGTTTCCTATGTTTCCATTCGTTCCGTCTGTTTCGTCATAATATTTCTTATCAGGGAATATACATATCTTTTTATGGAATTCAACAATACTTTTCTTGCCTTCGGAAAGTCCCGAAAACTTCTCTATGCCGTCAGCATAAAACTTGCCATCTGCTATGTAATAAAGCTTCTGCCCTTTAAAAATAGCTTGAGGATTGACTATGCCTTGATATATAACCTCTCTTGGTTTCCTTGTAGTAAGTTTAGGATAATCTTTCAAGGATATATTTTCACAATCGATTAACTCATTTGTCGATGCAGATATAGTCCTATTCAACCCTCGAAAATCAATTATGCTTGATTCAGCCTTTGGCAATTCATTTAAGATTGGTAGTTTCATTTCTTAAACGCCCCCTTGATATCGTACTGCCTTACAGGGGATGACTGTATTCTTGATTTCAAATAATTCATGTATTCTCTCATAGCGTTGTTATATAGTGTTATAAAATTGTTATGACTTGGTATATCGTTTGAATATAAGTCAATTTGTGAAGCAACATAGTATTCGTAAATCTCTGAAAATTCCTCCGGCAATAATAACTCGAATTCGTCTATTTCTTCATATTTTAACGGCTCGAATTCCTCTTCATTGTTTATAATAAGCCTTAATTTTGCCTCTATTTTGCTTAAAAATGACAATAAAGCCGTGTTTTCTAATATACACGGCTTAAATTCTCTTACTCTATCTATTAACTCTAAAGGTGTCATTGCCGCACCCCCTTAAAATCCTGCTCTTTGCTTTGCATCCTCAACATATTTATTCGCAGTTCTAAGTTCTCTGTCTTTGCTCTCCAATACAGTTAAAACGTACCTGGGAATATACACTAATTCCCCTCTTTTAATGATGAAATTGCTACCGTTTACTATAACAACAATATCATCCTTGTATTTGTCATCATCCTTAAATGCCATATAAGGTACTCTTTCCTTCATCCATTCATTTGGGTTAAACTCTACTTTTTTAACTTCTTTTGTTTCCTTTGCTTTTGTTTCAGTAGCCATAATATCCTCCTTATTTGATAAATTAAAAAGGAGCGTTCATAACGCTCCCCCTGATTTGTTAGTTTATTCTTTTAGTTAAGTCCTGCACCGTAGTCATTTTCCTCGGTAGTAGTTTCCAAACGAACCATATAGGCATCTGTCAATATAACCGCACCTTGAATAGCTTTCCAACCTTGAGTGCTTCTTTGGTCTAACGGGTCAGCAGTTCCGGCAGAACCTTTAGCTTTAACGATGTTCTGTAATCCTCCACCTTCAATAGTAGTAACGCCGTAAGCATCCTCACCTATTATAAGAGTAGAATATACATCACGACCTTTGGCTCCTGCTTCGCCAGGATATACTACATCGCCATCAGTCGGAGCATTATCAACCGGAGCCGTTTCTTCTACTGTAAATACTGCTGCGCCTGCTGCGCCTGCCGTAGCTGTTGCAATAGTGTATAATACACCATCGATTATTACTTTCCTACCAACTAAAGCCTCTGCATCTGCATCTGTTAAAGCTTCGTCTATCGCCACAGTCTTAGTTCCTGTTGTATAACTGGCTACGGTAACAGTTCTTCCTGCTGCAGTTAAATCCTCTGCATGGAATACTTTAGCTTCTGTAGTTTCAACAAATCTTACACCTTCTATTTTACCTATTTCGCCGTTATACCAGTTCTTAGGATTGTAGTTAGTTACAGATTGCCATTTATTATCTTCCGTCAGATGATAAGATACGTCAGGATGGATTATCGCAACGTAGCTATCGCCTTTTTTCTTTGCAAGATATCTTTTTAGGGTTTTAACAGCGTTCTTAATCATCTTTACAGTGATGTAGTCGTTGCCGCTTGTCTCTCCACCTACAAGCAAGTGCCTTGCAAGCTTAGAACCATCGCCATATTGTACGTTAGTTCCTGTGTTTATTATATCCCTAACAACTGTGTCAAGAGTTCTTCCCGATTGGTCTCCTAAATCTCGCAAGTTATCATTGATTATCGGGTCAATAGCAGTAAGTTCCAATACATCCGATGTAGTAATGTAATCACCAAACTGATGAACAGGAGCGGTCATTGCCTTTACTTCAATCTTTCTTCCGTCAGGAGTTACGCCTTCTGTCAAAGGAGTAAGCGCCTTCGGCAACGGGTCTCTCCTTCTCCATTCTTGAACCTTGCCACCCCTCTTCGGAATAGGTTTCTTTTGACCGAATTGCCCGTGTACCAATAAAGGTTTTGCATATCTAATTAAGTTCTTATTGTAGTAGGTTTTCATTTCGGGACTTAAATCTTGTCCTGCACCCGTTTGAGTAGTTACGTTTGTGTTAGGATTTGCCTGTAGCATCATTGCCATAGTAAGCGTTAATGCTCTTTTACCAATGTTTGTTTTTGTAAGCAGTAACATTGAAGCTGCCAATATTATAAGCAATATTAAATACATACTTTATCCCTCTCTTTCGTTATTTAAAATGTAATTCGCTCCCCTCTTGCAGCCCTTTCTTCCAATTCAGCAATTTGCTCATCTGTCATCTTGGAAGGGTCTATTTTGATTGAAGCGGCCTTTGTTCTCTTTGTTGCATTTTCAGAAATTCTCGTGCCTTTTGCTTTCACGTTGTCAAGCGTACTTTTCTTTGCCTTTGCCGTCTGCTTCTTTACAAGCTCGTCAACATGGAGTGCATCATAAGCTCTTTTGAACGATATACCACTTGCAAGCATTTGCAGAAAGTCTTTATTCTGCATAAGTTCTTCCGGTTTTATATCTCCGTAAAGCTCAGGATTACTCTTTGAAAGCTTGTCACAGTCAGCTGTAAAAGCATTAATAAAAGCCTGCTGTCTTTGTTGCTCCTGCATGGCTCTAAAATTTCTTAGTTCTTGCTGCTCTCTTTGTTGTTGTAGCAGTTTTTCTTTTGTCGTACCTTTTTGATATGCAATATCCTCTAAAAGCTCCTCAGCCTTTTTCTTTAGTCCTTCAATTCCTTCAACCTCAAAATATTGCTCAAAGGTATGTAACAAGTTGTCGTATTCCTCATTTTTCTTTCTTTGCTCACCAAGTCTTTTCCCGATTACATTATCCATATAGGCTTGATGCTCGTCTTTTGACTTAAATACCATGAACGGCTTATCATCTTCCTCTGTTTCCTCTTCTTCTTCGGATTCCTCTTCACCGTCCTCTGTATCTTCCTCACCTTCATCATCATCAAGTTCAACATCGATTTCATCCTCTGGCTCATCAAGCTCGGTATCATCGTCAACGTCAACGAAATCATCATCATCACCCTGTCCGCCGAGTTCAGGGCCATCCTCGTTATCATTACTTGCGGCGAATAGTTGTAACTTTAATTTTTCGAATATCATTATATCCTCCTGCACCCTTTGGGCGAAAATTTATTATTTATATTTAAAGCGCTGTACTACAGCGAAATTAACTAATAGGCTTATTAACCAAGCCATCAATATTGTTTTTAAGCTGCTCGATATATGCGTTCTGTTCCTCTATCTGCGCCTGCTGCGCCTGGATAATCTGCTGCATCTGCGCGAATTGCTGCTGCATCTGCATTATTTGATTATACATTTCTCCATTTTCCTTGACTTTCACAAGCAGTTTTTCTTTGCCATCAAAAATCATGTTTTCAAGCAGTAATGTTGCAGGAATAGCAGCTTCCGGATTAAACACTCCTCTTTCAAACAAATCAAGCATCATTTGGTTATGCGATATAGTGTTAAAAGGATTTTCCTTCTGAGCTATAATTTCTATATCATAAACAGGTTTTCTATATTCAGGCTCCCATTCCGGATTAGGTATTTGATTTCCCATTTCATCGGTTAAATACGCTTCATCCATATTGGTAATCTGATTTATCATATTTTGATTGTTAAAAGTAATATACTCAGGATTGTTGTCCTCTCCTCTAATGCGAAATTGTCTGTCCTCTGAATAGAACTCTCTTATCAGCTCAACAACCAAAGTAACAAGCTTTTTGAAGCTCCTGTAATTGGATTTAACTAAGTCTCTTGTAGTTTTGTTGCCTGCTTCCTGTAATGCTGCAATAGCCCCAAAGGCTGTAACTCCTCCTGTAGTGCCTCCCTGGTTAAAGTCACGATTACCGGATAGCTCTTTCATTTCAAGGATTTTGTCCTGCCTTATCTTTGTAACTATATCCGGTAATGGCTTAGCCTGGAACGCTCTTACAGCGCTTTCGTCAACTGATGTGGAGCTTACGATTACATCCTTAGATAAATCTATAATGTCATCAGGATTTACTCCGCCATCCTCTTTAGTCAGCCATCTTTGCTTAGATGCAACAACACTATTATTAAGCGAAAGTACGTCAAGTTTATCAACATACCCTTGATTGTTTTTATTCATATCAATCAAACCCATGCCTTCGAGAGTGCCTTCTAAGGGAATGTATTGGTCGATAATAAAAGGATATCTGCCATGAGCATATATACCTGTTTGAGCTGTATCCTCTTGTAAAATCGATGATTCAAGCACTACATCATTTGCAATTTTAGTAAGATGTACTATTTGCCTGCCATCCTCTGCAATAGTCCTTTCATAGCAATCTATAACAAGCGTTTTATTTGCAAGTATTGTTTGGTCTTGCCCTTCGTAAGTCTTTATTTGAACTGCATCTTGACCGCCGTATGTTTCAGCGCTCTCGGTCAGTTTATCGGGATATTGCTCTTTAAGGATATCAGTATCGATTAAAGAAGTTACGAACACATATCTGCTATCTTGAATATTAGTACAATTCGGCTCCCAATAAATTCTTAATACATCCAAATAATTGATTACAATGTCACCAAGCCCATTCTCAAGGGTATCATCCCAGGTAGCAGACAAACAGCCAATCCCTTGTTTGATTTTATACATACAATACTTATCGTAAACATCATCCCAATTTGCATTTTGCATAACAACAGGGACAACCTTGGTCAGTCTTTCAGCTTCCTCCTCATCGTTCTTTTCCCTTGCCAGGAATATCGGAGCAGGCTGATTGTCCATCAAATCAGCGTGTTTGTTTAAAATTGCATTAAGTAAAGTACCACTCGTAGGTTCGTTGCCATCTGTTTTGTCAATTAAATATTGCCAGTATTGCTGCCTAAACCAATTTTCATTTTCGATAATTTTCATATCAAAGGCTTCTCTTGCAGCTCTATATTCGGTAAAGGCATCAATATATTTCTTAACATCAATATCTTTTATTTTATGTAAAGCCGATTCATCTGTAGGTTTTATTATTTCAGACAATCTTCCAACCTCCCTTCAATTTTGATTTTCATAGCTTTTTTCATTTTCTTCCTCCTATACTTTTATATTATTAAATACTTTGCCTAAACTGTCGTACGGCGTGGTGATAATCGGTCTTTCAATCATGTTTAACGGGTCATCCTGTGGTGTCCATATCTTCTTAGGCATCATGTTTTTCCTTGCTTTAATCGGTCTTGCCATGCAAATATATCTTGTTTCATCGTAGATATGGTCCTCCCCTTCGGTATCGACATCCTCAACATCATTCAAATCATATACAAGGTTTGGGATAGTCCTAATAAAGTCCTTGCAATTAGAAAATACATACATCATCGGCAATCCGTCAGCATCAAACGCTAACCTATAATGCACTTGCATCTTCCCAGGTATTCGGCTGTTGTCAGCAGGCTGCCAATATATACCCCTTCTTTCAAATATCCTTGCAATGCTCCCATCCGGCATCCCGTTATCTGCAAATATGGAAGGGTCTGCATAGCCTATAATATGATTACCTTTCTCATACTTATCTTCATAAGCCTTAACTAGCTCAGCAACCTTGTCAACCGACATATATAAGCCTCTGTCAGGCTCCTTTGTAACTCTTGTTACAGGGTCTTTTTCCGTACCGTACATTTCATGATACCTGTATAGTCTACCGGAGGGGTCTTCCGCCCAATAGCCAACTGAGAATGGTCTTGAATAGCCCCAGTCAAAGCTCCTGTATCTCCTCCAGTCGGAGGGAATAATAAAAGGGTCTATGACATGAGTTTTCTGCCGTGTTTGATAATTGTTAGGGTCATTCACCCATTCGGTAAATACCTGCCCCTCAAACATATTCCAATTACCTTCAAGTAATGCTTTTCGCAATGCTTCCGGCAAGCTTTCAAGCTGTATGATATAATCTTCCGTTAAGTGAGGATTATCTGTAACGAGTGCCGGAATATACTGCCTTGTTACAACTGTTTCTCTTTTCAAAGTCTTTGAATATGTCCTAATTTCATGTATCTTGTATGGTTCCAAGGCATCGATAAACATTGACTTGACCCATCCATGCCCTATCCCCCCAGGATTCGCAGTAAATCTTTTAAAAGGCTTGATTTTAAGTATTTTAGGCGCTCTTACCCTTGAAGATAAGTAGTCGTATATCTCTTTTTTAAACTTCGTCAGCTCGTCAATAAAAAGTCTGTTCATTTCAGCACCTTGATAAGTATAGGCATCAGTAAGGTTTCTTGCATATCTAAAGTGTAACACTGAGCCGTTTTGTAGTCTGTAATCATGGTCGGAGCCGATGTACCTACCTAATTCCTTCGGTATTGATAGCTGTGCTTCCTTTACAAGTGTGTCCCTAAGCTCAGGGTATGTATTTCTAAACAAATAAGAATGTATTCCAGGATGCTCCATGCCATCGATGAAGGCTTCCATGACTGTGGCTTTGCTCTTTCCTCCGCCTGCTGCTCCGCCATATAGCACTTCATCTGCTGTCGATGCGTGGTATAATGCCTGTTTATCTGTCGGTATATAATCTATATTGATATCCATTTATTCCTCATCCTCCTCTTTCGGAGGGCGGGGAATTGAATGAATTAAGTTGATTGTCTTTGTATCATCGTCATCTTTCTTGTTGTATAACCCTGCCATTTCTAAGAGTACCTTGCCATGTTGGAAGCTTCCTCTTTTAGCTTCTCGGACAAAAGCATTTATAACAGGAGCAATACTCTGCTTAACAAGGCTCTCCGATAATTCCTTGTATGTTTCTATAAAATCAGGTTTTTGAAATGCCCGATAATATGTTGAACGGTCTACCTTTGCTATCTTGCAAATATCTGCAACGTTTTTCATCCGGTTCTCAGGATTTAGCATGGCCTCAAGTATGGAATGTTCAGCTTTTGTTAGTTTTCTTTCATTTCCTGTATTTGTCGCATTTTGTTTGCACTTCACATCTAATCACCACCCAATATATCCGGCAGCTCTTTGTCTATCGAATTCCAATCAAGCCCATACTTAGTTAGAATGTCGCTGAAATCCTCTATATTATGTGGTACTATCTTTAAACCCTTTTCTCCAACACCTATATGTCTAAGCTCATGGTACATTAATATTTTAAGTTGATTCTCATTAAGAAAGCCTGTATTACGCTCATAGAACGTTATTATGAAATCATAGGGTAAATATGCTTTATAAACTTCTGGTACCTTCCTGCATTCTGCATATGTAACCTTCTCACCCTGTTTCTTCTCATAGCTCTTTACATAGCCAATTTTGATGTCGTATTCCTTGATAAAATACAGTTCCGGAAAGTGTTTAATAATTCTATTTGCCAATAACCTCATCTCATTACTCGTTTCTGCTTCCGCTATGCCAAGCCGTCTTTTTAAATTCCTTATTCTTTGAGTTTTATCCTTGTTATTTTGCTCTCTCAATATGCTATATAGTTCCTTATAGGCTGCGCATGGCAAATCGCAACCGTCAGCATTAATGCAATCATCGCATATTTCACTTGTCATACGCTCACCCTCTTTCGTTTGATTTTACCCACCCCAAGCCCTATGCAGTTTAAATACACATCTGCATCATCTCAATAATTTTGCAAAATAAAAGCGCCTATAACCCCAGGCGCTCAAGGGGAATAAATTATAGGAGGTTTTCCAGACCGCGATTGCAGTCATACCACCGATAGTATGATAACACATTTTTAAGTGCTACTACTGCAAAGTTTTATCAGAAAAGCCAGGATTTTACTCCTGGCTCTGCTCTTTTATTTTCTTAATCAAAATACTTTCTACATAATTGCTTAATGTCCTGTGTTCTTTTTCCGCCTGCTCCTGTAATTGCTTTTTCAAATCTCCATCAATTCTTATGAATAACCTTTCATTTTTAGCCATTGTTAAATCCTCCTTCTTTATTTTAATTCTATATAGTGACCTGTGCTTAAAAACTCATCATCTACTAAGATATCAAAATATATTCTTGTTTTATTTCCCTTAGACCATAAATTTTGTTTTGCCACTTTGCATTCAGCTTTTCCTAAGTATCTTTCGTTAAAATTAATTCCCGTGGTTTTGCTGTCCCATAAGTTTTTTGCTTTAAGTTTTCTTCTAAAATTATTATCATTGTATAAGTTTGCTGCAAACTCTCTGTTAATGTCGCTATATTTTTTCAATATGCTTTCTGCTCTCTCGATTTCTTCTTTTGCTATTCCTAATTTTTCTAATTTTTCTCTTATTTCTTTTAACATTTTTAAATCCTCCAATTTTTTTAATTTTATACACATTCGCCCGAAGTTGCTTCTATGTCTGATTCAATTCCTTCTGCTCTCAATTCTGCTGCATATTCTTCCGCTTCCCTGTATGTCGGGAAGTCGCTCGGTAATTTATAGATGTCTTTCGGAAATACTGTAACAATCATATTTTAACCCTCCATATATATTTTTTCTTTATTGTACCACTATGTACGCACGTTGTCAACCCTAAATATCAATTTAATTTGTTAAACATTTGTAACAATTAAGATTTTATAAAAATGACTTTTTCGTTGCAAAATCAAAGGGTATAAAGGTATTAAGAGCAAAATAACTTTGCTTAAAAACGATTTAAAAGCCTCGTTTTTCAACTGTTTTTAGGCACAAAAAAAAGACCAGGCATTTTAGCCCGGCTCAAACTTCTAAATACAATCTGATATTTTTCTTAGCTTCTCAAGTATTTCCTCATTTCTTTTTGATATTTCTTCCAACCTCGATAAACAATTTCCATCATCTTTTTTATTACCATCGGTAGGCTCTGAACCATTCAATCTAAAAAGTATGTCATTTACTATACTTTCTATAGTCCCTTGTTGCCCCTCTACCATGCAAATATAATCTCTTACATTCGGGAATTCTTTCGGCGGTGGTACCACAGCACATTTCATATTATCCATTATTCTTCCTCTCTTTCTATTTTTTCAAACTCAATCACCCATACCCACGGGTTTGTGTCCCATCCGTAGCCACGTTTGATGTTCAAGGAATCCCAAAAAACATGGAAATTCCCTTTTGCAGATATAAAGACAACTCCGTCTACCAATGTTTTGCTCATGCCTTCAGCTATGGCATCTTCCTCCGTTATGTCCTGCAACCTCTCAACCCTAACATCAGTTACTTTCAGGAATATTCTTGCTGCTTTCTTCGGCATGTGGATTGATGGTTTCCATCTGAAATCTGTCGCTCCATAACTTGCACGATACACGTATTTACACTTACATTCTCCACCTAATGCCGGTATCCCTGCTCTGCATTTTACGCATTCATGAATACTCCATGTTTCCCTAACATAGAGAATATCTCCGACTTCAAAAGGTATGTTTTTCCCTTCACTTTTAGCTAAACTTATATTTGGCCAATCTTTAGATAAATCAAATCCATAATGTTCGAATCTGTAAACACCATTACCCATATATGCTATATTTTCTTCATAAACAGGTTGATGTTTCAAAACTCTCCTTGTAACAGTCTTTCTGCCTTCAAGAATTGCCTGTACCATTTCTGTATTGAATAAAATTGGTTTTGCATTTTTTAATAGTTCTTCTCTATTCATTTTCTACCTCCAACGTTTTTTCAGCTTCAATAACTAATCCGTCTTTAGTTCCGTCTGCTACTCCTGTGATGTTAAATAATTCTCCGTTAATCCTGACTTTTACGGTTTTTTCTAAACCTTTATTATGTAACAATGTTAATAGCTCGCATAATTTAGTTTCATGGTATAATTTGTTCAGTTCTAACACTTTTACCTCCTATACTTTCTTAAACTTATCCTTTAGCTCCTGTATCTTTCTGTCACACCCTCAACCCTCTTTCCTCCGCAAACCTTAACCTAACCGCCTTCAATATCGCATACACCCCTCTCTCGGATGTAAAAGTCTCCAAACTTGCCTTGCATACCCTTGCAGATATATCACCCTTCCGGAGAGGTTCTTCTGCATCCGTGAAATAAACTATCTCTATGACTTCCCTCACTAATGGTTTTGAAGTGTAGTACACTTTTTCAACCGCTAAAATATCCAAAAGCTCTGCCATTTTCTTTTCAACCTCTCGCTCTGCATATATGACAGCTGCTTCCGTAGGCTTTCCGATGCCACTTCCTTTTTCGTGTTCCCGTTGATAGTTACCTAAAGCCTCCGCCATGTACTGAGCTTTTAAGGTTCTATACGATGGTTTTCCCTTTGCTGCAAAATATCTAAATGCTTCCGTCGCATAGTCTCTGATATGGTCTTTTTTCATCGATAAATCTTACCCGTTCTCTTATCCTTAATTTCAATCCTATTAATTACTATCAAATCAAACTTCCGGAGCATATTTTTTACCAGTTTAATCGCCTCAAATACCTCAATATTTCGCTCATTCTTACTGTTTTTTCTGCTCCCTTTGTCAACCTTTTTTATTGCTTCATAGGCTGTCAAGTCTAAACATCCACTTTCATTACGCTTTGGATTTCTATTTTCTCCCTTCATGCTCAGCCTCCGTTATCTCAATAATAACCTTATCTCCTTGTTTGTAAACAAAATCATCCTGAAAACCATCTATGTATTGATTATTATCATTAGGTAACAACCTTGATTTTTGTAGTGCATCTAATATATATTTCTTTGCAAATGCAACGTTGTCTTTATCCCTTTTATAGGTCTGTTCATACCATATAAATTTTAATCTAACCGGTTTAGTTATTTTACTTTTGACCTTTTTTAAACACCAAAGGATGTCATCCTCGATACCTTGTTTATGCCTGTTGCCGTTATATTTATTTTTGTTAATTTCATCTATGTAGTCATTCAAACTCGGCAGCCTAAAAGGTATTTCAATTCTAATCATTCAGCATCCTCGAAGCTGTCGTACAAGTCTGTTGTTCTTTTATGTAGTTCGCTATATACTGAATACCCTATTTCGCCCGTTTCATTGAGTTCGTTAATATAGTCAAGTAAATCATCAAATAGCTCGTTGCTTATTTCTCTATCAAATGCCATTTTCTACATCCTCCCTTTTTAAATTGTTTTTTATATCGGTTAATGTCGCTTGGATGTTATTGATATTTCTTTGAATATCATCTATCTCCGGCGGATATCCTTTCGATAAATAATTGTCTAATGCATCAGGTAAATATTTTTCATACCAACCTCCAATACTATGTTTTTTCATGACTGCTATTAACTTTTTAAGAATTTCCATTTTCTCTTGCGAATGTCTTAAACTATATATTTCATTTTCCATTTCTGCTATTTGTTTTGCTAATTTAGTGCCTAAGGTATATCCTATATTTCTTTTATCTGCTTTATCGTTTATGTACGCTTCCGCATATTCCTTCCTACAGCTATAAAAAGGAGTTCTATCGCTGTCCAGTTTATTCATAATCACATACATCAACATATTTGCATTAACCTCAATATTTCTGTATATTGCCTTCTTCACAGTTTTAATAGCCCCGCTTTCCGGATAGTAATACTTTAATCCTATTTCTGTTGGAATTTCTTCTTTTTTAATCAAGTCCTTCGGAGCAACTAAGTACAGCTCATGGCAATAAGGTAAATAGCAATGATATTTTATATCTCTCAGAAAATCGCCTCTATCAACCTTAACCTCATAAATAGTAATTTTAGGTTTTGTCCAACTCTTTTTTATTGCAACGCTGTCAAATATATATAAACCTTCTTTATTTGGCGTAAAAGTTCCACCGTTTTTACATTCAGTTATAAAAAAATCATTAGTATGTATTTTACTTAAAGCTTCTTTGACTTCATACGCCTTTACCTTCATCATCAATCTTATCGCCTCCTAATTTTTTTATTATCAGTAACCCCATCGCCGACATTCCAACTAATACGCCTGCTATAAACGCTATTATCATCTGTATCATACAACCCCCTTTAATTAATCCATTTAAGTGCTGTTATGCCATTGAAGCCCTTCTCCCAAACATACCAGGCGTAAGCTACCGCACTTCCTCCACCTGCTTTCATCTTCTCAAATTCACCATTTTTCGCACATAATATTCTACTGCTCGACACATATACTATTTTAGGAGGATGCTTATCAAATAGCCCTCTTCTTGCCTTGCCTTCGAGAAATTGTATCTTTAAAAACATTGCTACCTTATTACCTTCCGGGATTAATTCCAATGCCTTCTCAACAAATTCCTTTGCGTATTTGTATGGAGGATTTGTTATTATATCTCCGTGGAAGATATCGTTTTGCTCCAGGAAATCCACCCCCCCTACTCCGTATCCTCTGTTTACTAAATCTGTGGATGTTACATTATATCCGTGTTCTTCTAATCGTTTTGATAGATGCCCTTCACCGCAAGCAGGCTCCCATATACAGTCATTAAACTTCTCTACACCTAATAACAAATCAATTGCCACGGGATCTGTAGCATAATAGTCATCAACTTCTCTTTCCTTGTCTGTATGGTTAGATGCTCCTAATGTTGTATATATACTTTTGTTGTTACCTGTCCAATCTCTGCTCATTTACACCCTCCATTTAAAAACTAACCCTATTTTCATATATTCTCCTGGTACTTGCACCGCCTCTGATGTGTTTTTCATTAAAATTTTTCCTTAGCACAAGATAAACTTGATAATGTAGATTTTTATTTATTTTAGGAAGCCTCTGCTTCATATCTTTGTGAGTTGTAGACTTTGCAACTCCAAAGACCTTAGCACATTCCCTTATAGTGCATTTATTTTTAATTATGTAATCTGCTTCATCATGTATTCTTTTGTATATTTCATCCGCTTTACTCATTTTCTTCCCTCCTGTATGCTTTTTATTTTATTTTCAAATCTCTTTTGTGCTATTGCTTCTAATTCACCATCGGTATACTCATGTTGTATGAAATTATGAAATTTATTAGTTATAGGCTTCTGTTGCTTTTCTTCTTTTAGAGGATATACACTTTTCCAATTACTCATTATCGCTTGCTCCAATAATTTAATTTTTAAATCATCTGTTGAAGCCAATGCATCCAACTTATTTAAAAGTAAAGTTACTGCCCTTTCGGTTAATGGAGCTTTTATCTTATTTCTCATCTGTGAATAATCTCTTAGTGCTTGTCTTAAATCAGAGTTTTCTGAATAGCTGTCGAAAACACTATATATATTATTATTAATGTTCTTATTGTTCTTTATGTTCTTGTTTGTGTTACTTTGTTGTTCTTTTGTTGTTACGTTGTTGTTATTTTGTTGACACGTTTCATTTTCATCAAGTTGATATTTGCCCCAATTTACAATGGTTACAACTGTCATTTTGTTGTTACTATTTAAGTCAATCATGTTTAATTTTTCTAAAACTTTTAAATATTTATAAAATGTACTAGGATTGAGTTTTAATTCTTCTGCACCTTTAAATCTTCCTGTTATAAATTGCCCTTTTGTCAACTCGACTACTTGAAGCCCTACCAGTTGAGTGTAATCATCGTGCGTGGCTTTTAGTAAGCACCATATCCACACTTTTAATAAATCAGCATTATCAAATATTGTACTGTCTAAAATCTTTCTATGTAGCTTTATCCACCCTGCCAAGCCATCACCACCTTAAAACGAAAACAAATTCAAATCGATTTCAACGCCATTATCAGCTACAACAACATTTTTACCCGTTAATTCCTCTATTTCATTTCTAAATCTTTTAGCATCGGAATTCCTATCCGATAGATGCAGTAAGCAAATATTCCTTACACCGTTCAAATTGTTTGCCTTTAGAAAGCTTTTTACATTTTCAAGTTCAAAATGACTTCTTAAAGTCCTGTTTTTTAACATATTGTTAATTATTCCTAACTCTACATTTTTATGCAGTATGTCTTTTGCATAATTACACTCTATGAATATGTGATTAAGACCTTCAAAGTTATATTTCAGGTAATATGTATCTGTCGCAAACAACATGAGTCCCATTTCTTTATGATATATCAGAAAGCCAAAAGGTTGTCTACAATCATGTTTTACATCAAATGCCATAACTTTATACTCCCCAATACTTATCTTTTCGAATTCACCTAAAATATTAGCCCTGTGATGACTTAACCCTAATGCTTCTTTTGTCCCTTTTGACATATAGCAGTTCATCCCTGCTTCCAAAACCTTTTGAACATAACCGGAATGGTCTTTATGCTCATGTGTAATGAGGCACCCGACAACATTTCTTATATTGAAATTAAGAGCTTTCTTAACTTCTTTGAAATCAACACCACACTCAATTAACAAAGTTTCTCCACTATTCGCTTGTAGAAGGTAGCAACTCGATGAAGAGCTGCTACCTAATATTTTAACTTTCATTTCCTTAAAATCCAGGGTCAGAATCTATTCCTATTTGAGCGCCGTAACCCTTTGATTTATTCGAATTAACATCATAAGATGCTTGCTCTTCCGTTTCCATAGGAATATCAGTTGTTTGTTCTTTATGGAAAACCACCGTTTTTTTATTTGCATTATTCTTAATTTCATCATCAATTTTCTTTTCTTCATCTACAACCACAGCATCCTGAATTTCCTCTTCAACGTATAGGCTGCCAAGGTTATTTGGAAATGCTTCTCTGAGAGCCTGTACTAAAGCTACTTTACGAATCATTGTCCGAGGCATCGACTTCCAAGTTGATTGACCTTTGTTGTACTCATCGTAATTCACCTTAACTGTATAAGGATACTTTTTATCTTTTCTGTAGACTTCTGCCCATCCACCTAAAATAACATCATCTTTAAGTGTAAACGAACCTTCGACTTCGATAACTTCATTATTTCTTGCAATTATCAACCCTGCCTTAAATCCGTCAAACTGCTCATGTTCCTCAGCTCTTTTCATGTAAGCTTCTTTACCTGTGACATTTTGCGCCGGTTTTGTTTTGTCATATTTAATTATATAAGCCTCGTTTGTCCATGGATTAAGCAAGTTATACTTGCACCAATTCATGAATAATACGACTTCTTGGTCTGTTACTTCCTCATTACCCCTTACAAGATAATTTTTAACTGTTCCAAATGTTAAGGTTACTGTTTCGCCCCCAACTTCAAACGTTACACCCCTGTTATCTCTTTGAGTTACCGCATTTTGATTTGTTTTTGCCATTTCATTTCCTCCTATAAATTTTTAATATTTGCATTTGTCCATCCTGGACTAAATTCCATTTGCTTTTTAACTGCTCTTGAGCAACTTACTTCTACTTCTATGCCATAGATAGTTTTTAAACTTCTTTTAGGTATAACCATTACTGAATTTCCTGTTCCTTCATAAATTTCGAGGTTGTCAATCATTTCTTTAACCTTGTTAAGTAATTCTTTTTGCTTGCAAACATCTTCTTTAACACAATTCTTGCAATCCAATTACACAGCCTCCTTCAATTCCTCATTAACCTCAACTCTTAAAACCTTATCTTCTTTACTAACAATCAAATTTATAATCTGACTATCAGTATCAATTAAATCAATTATCCCTTCCCTATTGTCTATAAACACCGGAGCTGTTGTACCATAAAACTTGCTTAATGCGTTTATAATGTCAATACCTGCATTGTATTTAGCAGCATTATTGGCATCTGCGAACGGTACGCCCTTTATTAACGCTTGACAAGTTTCTGTAATGCCGCCATTTATCTGAATATCAAACATTTTAAAAGTGACATATTTAAAAGTATTGTTTATCTTATTTTCCAACATACTTACTTTTGCCTTTATAAATTCCTCTGCCAAGAATTCTTGCCCTTCAAGCTCAGCTATTTGTTGACTGAATATCCTCTCTTCATCTTCAAGTTCCTTAATTCTTGATTTAGAATCTTCGATGACCTGTTTATTTGACAAAACTGTGTTGATTTCTTGTAATCTATCCTGCAACTCTTCTCTTTTTTGCCTTACCCTGCCATCTTGATTAACAGGCAATAGATTTTTTTCAATTTTTTTAATTTCATCTTCAAGCGCTGCGTATTCTGTGTTTGAACGATAATCAACATTGAGTTCTTTATTTTTCTCAGCATTTAAAACCGCTTGAGTAGCCTTTATTTCTTCATCAAGTTTTGCAAGCTCAACTTCGTTATTTTGAATTGCAATATTCAGACTATCACTTTCATCCTGCAACTGTTCTACCTTTACTTTACGCCACTTGCCTTGATTAGATATTTCTTCAAGCCTTTTAAGCTTATTGCTTTTGAAGTTTGCTAATAATCCAGATATTTGTTTTTCGACATCTTCCTCCGGCAAATTTTGTTTGCAAGTTGGACAAACAAAATTCTCTCTGTCCGGCTCATTAAAAGGTTCTTCAAATACAACCTTATATTCATCCCTGTACTTCTGCATTTCATCCTGGAGCTTTTGAATTTCATCTTGATTTTTTGCAATAATCTCAGTATCTTGCTTAATTTTTCTCTCAAGAGTATCTTTTTTATATCCAAGCTCCATCAGTTTCATATTCATGTCATTTAATGACTTCATGGAATTCTTTTCGATTTGTAATTCCAAATCTTTGAGTCTGTTCTTTTTTACAGACAACTCTGATTGTCTCTTAATAAAATCATCAGCAATCCTTTGTTGGCTTTCAAGCTGACTTTCAATAACATTCAGCTCACCTTTTATAGCAGCTCTCTCCGCCTCCAAAGCCTTATAGTCAACATTTTCTGCCAATACTGGCAAGTTTCTGTTGATTTCATCAATTCTTATTGGAATAGCCTTTAACTGCTCGTTGAGTTTCTTTTTCTTGCTTGCTATAATAGCTTTAAAACTATCTATGCTATTGCCATTGAGTAACCCCGGCAAATCCTTTAGTTTTTCAGAATTACTTATAACATCTTCATCGGACACGTCACCGACTATTGAAAGTAATATTTTACGTCTATCCTGCCAGGAAGTATTGACATTAAAGTGCATTGGATTTGTAAGTAATTTAAAAACATTTTCATCGATAAGGGAATTGATGTATTCTTTGTAGTCCTTCTCTTTTTTAGGCTCCTCATTGACGAAGTATTCTGTTGTATTGCCGGAAAATATTGCTTCCGCAGAGCCACGTTTCTTAACCCAATTTTCCTTGAGCAATCTTCTAAGTATTACCTCTTTTCCGTCTACAAGCAATATGCCTGTTACTTGATGGTCTAACCCGTGAATGAATTCTCCGTTTTTATCAAGAGTCTTTATGTTAAAATCACTTCTATTCGTACTGTCTTTGCCGAATAATAGCCATGTGAAGCTATCGAATATAGTTGTCTTGCCTGTTTCATTTCTTCCAAATATGTTAGTTTCTTTGCCAAATTCAATAGTTTTTTCTTTTATGCCTTTAAAGTTAAGCAACTCAAGCTTTGCTAATTCGATATTCATTATTCTCCTCCCCTAACTTTATTTCATCGCCATCAAACAGTAATTTATTTGTTAAGCATGTAAATGTCAGTCCGCATAATTTGCTTTTGTATTGATACTTATAGCTGTGCGGATGTTTTCTAACAGTATAATCCCTGCCCTTTATCAATCTTGCAAAATCTTCCTCATTGTAATATAGGAATTCTTCTCTATTGCCTCCACAATCAACAATTCCGCATATACCTTCCGCCTCAGCCCTTAGTGTCGCAATTCGCAAGTCAACAGCTCTGTCTATCAATTTTTCTGTTTGCATTTTTCCTCCTTTGTGCTATAATGCACTTGAATAGTTATTTTTTATTTGCCTGTTACCGCAGGCTCTTTTTTTATCTTTTTTCCTCTATTGGGAGCAAGTTTTAAAGCTCTTCTCAAATTGCCTATTGTAGTTTCCGATACGCCGAGCTTTAAAGCTATTGCAAAATCACTTTTGCCGTCATAATACATTTCAATAAACACTTCCTCCATCAGCT